TGCTACATCGCTGAACTCGTCGCTCGGCTCTGCCGTCACGCCGATTTTCACCGACACGCTTCCTATCGAGCGGTTCTCGAATCTAGCCATCGTCGCTCACCACCCTTGCGCCCACTCCTCGCGAAGTCCGTGCACCCCTCAGCAGCGCTGTGGCAGACGTTCGGGCTGTCGCCGGCCTCTACCACCTGCCCGCCAATGTCGCACATGTGCACTGGCCACCCAGCCGTCCACGGCCATATCTCGGCCTGCTCACGCTCGCGTGCCTCGTCGCGGACGAAGTGCACGCATACGCCGCATGTGTCGCGGTAGTCTCCGACCGGCCTCATTGCTGCACACCTCCAAACAGTCTCTGCTGGACAGGCTCGCGCCGCTCGTTCCAGCGTGCGACCGCCTGTTCTCTCGTCTCGGAACTCGGCCCTACTGCTGCGCAGGAGCAGGACACGAACCACCCCCACCTGCCCGAGTGCTTCACGCACTGCCTGTTGCCGCCGCAGAAGGGACATGGCAGAAGATCGTCGCTAGTCGTGCTCATCGGTCAGCCTCCCTCTTCTCGGCCTTGGAGCAGAAGTCATCCTTGCCCCAGATTCCGCTGTGCATCCTGCACGTGACGCGCCCCGGCATGTATCCGCGCTCGTCGTGGTATGCGCAGTCCTTGCATCGGACCAGCTCGCCAACATACTCTGGCATGGTCGTGCTCAGCACTCGCATGCGCCATATGCTCTCGTCGCTCATCGCTCGTCCTCCTCCTCGCGCTCCCAGTTCTCGCAGGTCGCGTCCGCGTATACAATGCGCTCCGCCGCATTGATTGCCGATATGTCCGTGTGCTTGGCAACGTATGGCGTAACGTACTTTCTGTATGAGCAGATACCATGGTCATCCACACCCATTACGCACCACGCGCACGTCTCGCAGACTCGCCTACTCATTGGTCTGCTCCTTCTTCGTCTTGTGCGCCCCAGCCAACACCTGCCAGCAGGCCAGACACGCGATTTGGTTGAGTATCTGCGGGACGTCATCGAAAGAGACGAGCGTTCCCGCCTCGTTTCGATTCCCCTTGCGCTGCCCAGCGTTCATCTGGCACGTGACCTGCATCAGCGCGTCGCAATACTGCTCAAGCGTGTCGGCGTCGGCCTGCGTCCACTCGGGTGTAGTGATGCCCAGGTGCGTCTTGAATGCGAGCATCACCTTGAGCGAGTCGAATTGCCATTTGTCAATCATTCGCCCTCCTTCGCGAGCTTGCGGATGCGGTCGGCGAGCTTTGAGCAGTGCGTGGATACGTAGTAGTTGTCGCTACTATCCACGCTCAATCCCTCCAGCTCATTGGCGATGCGCTCCCAGCTGTCGGGGCGGGTGTGGGTGAGTTTATTTGGCAGGCGATAGACGTAACCACTGCTTACGTAACAACCGCTTGGTGTCCGGCATAAGACGTTAGTCTCACCATTCTTGAACTCGATGCTGTATACCTCTGCCATGCGCCCATCGTCCATATACACCGTGTCTCCAACGTGGATGGGTACCCCGTCCTTGTCGCGCGGAAACTCAACCATCTCCGCGTCGATGCGGTCGGCGAGGTCCATAAGCACGTTGTAACCATTGCTTCCACTTAGAAACAACATGTTCACCGCAGCTCGCAGCTCGTCGCTAATCTTTGCCATCTTCGACCGCCTTCCTGAGCATCATCCTCTTCGCCATGTGCCAGCACTCCTTGGCCTTGCGCAGGTCGGTAATCTCGTCATCCTTAAGCCCGGCACGATCTAAGTACTTCAGCGCGGAACCTGCCGAGAAGTACACGGCCATCTCAGGCGATACGCGATACATCGCCTCGATGCACTCCATGCCGTCGCTCTGGTAGTGCGAGGGATGCCGTACCTCCGCGTTATCGCTTTTGTCCATAAGCAGTCCTCCATCCATCCATGCCAGCGGCGGTGGTGGCCACTGAGCTATCCGATATTTGCATCTGATTTATGCGCTCGCACAACGCTCCGCAGAAGCATGCGGCCATGACGGCCAGCCCGACCACGCTCTGTGGGTGGGCTTCTGCCATCAGCGTATGTGCGCTACTCGCAACGTTGCGCGAATGCCAGCGAGACGAACCACGACGGCCAAATTTGGCCGTTTCGACCACAAGCGCGAGCAAGCGCCCACATCGCAAATCGCGACGCCTTAAATCGCCTTAGAATCGCTCTCGCGCGAATCGTCCATGTGCGCGTGCTCCCGCGGCACCCACGCCGTGAAGTCGGGCGCGCCCTCGGCGTCCCCGTCGCACGTCACGATCGGAACCACCTCCGCCACGACGCGGGCGGCACGGGCGTTGTCCACCCACCACCTGCCGCAGCTCTCCACGGCGTGACCATCGACCACGTAGTAGGCCATCGCTGGTCCTCCTGTCTCGACCATCGCGCGCCACACGTAACTTGTTACTGCGTTGACGCGGTTGCCGCCGCTCGCGCGCGATATATATCCTCTCTATATTTTTCGGCTCCCCTTATAGGTCAGGGATTGTGGAAATCGCCGTCAACCCGTCAACCTTTTCGCGTTTGCGCAGGTAGATACATGCGTTTTCGGTTGACGGGCGGTTGACAGGTTGACGGGCTAAATGAACGTTTTGACAAGTTTCGCTAAGACTTGACGAGCCGATACCCGCGAATCACCCTCCCGTCGCGCTTGAATTTCGTGCATTCGAGGATTCCGGCGTCAACCCGACAACCTGCTTTTTGCATAAAAAATTCAATTAACGACTTACTGAATTCGCTGCGGTTTCGGACGTATCTCTCGCCAGCCTCTTCGGCCCAGTCGGTGTAGGCCTTGTATGCCTCCGCCACCGAGCGACCATCAAGCCACTGCGGCTCCACGCACTCGTCCGTCACCCAGCGCGCGACCGAACTGTTATCTATGCGCACGGCGTCCAGCTCGTCGCGCATGTCTGGTATGTCGGTGAACCTCCCGCGCTCTATAAGGTCTGGCAGTGCCATCAGGCCAAGCAGCGCACCACGCTCTAGCACGTTGCGCTGAGATAGCTTCTTCTCCATGTTCGGGTCATAGGATATATCGCCCGGACGGAACTCCGCGCGGAAAGGAGTGAAGTCCAGCCGTCGCATAATTCCGTCCGTCGTATCCGATAGGCGCGGGATAGTGTTCATCGAGAACACCTGTAGCGCGGATGGGCGGAACTCGAAGCCGTCCGTGCCCTTCACGTCCGCGTAGATCGAATCGCCCGTCACCATCTTCTTGAATGTGGATAGCTGGTCACCTTGCAGGAAGCCGTCTGGAATGTCATCGCCCAAGTTCGCGAGCTTGCCCACCACCATGCCCTTGTTGAAGCGGTTGCCGAAGTCATCTATGGACAACGACGTGACGTTCTCGCTGCCGACTATCGCGGCTAACCAGTTGATGAACGTCGATTTTCCGTTTGCCGCCTTGCCCGCTCCGCCACGTGCGCGGCCTATGAGCATAGGTGCCTGAGACACTATCTGCGATGAGCACATGGCCGCGCCTATGATCTCGCACAGATGCGTCTTCACGGCATCGTCACCTGCTGATATCGAGTCTATGAACGAATCGGCTAGTCCGATAGGCGCGTCCATGTCCAAGGCTATTGGAAGCGTGCCGATGATGTACATTGATGGCTCTGGCGTTACGCACTCGCCGCTGAGTACGTCGTACGTGCAGTTGGCGAACTGGACGTAATACCGCCCGTCGAACGCATTGCTCGAAGAGACGCGCGGCGCTGAGTCCATGACGAAAGACAGCACCTCGTTCTTGTCCTTTATCTTCGCCTTCCTGCACACCGCTACCGTGGCACGCTTTATGGCACGTGCGCCGAAGTCCCATCGAGTGCCAGTCCACACGGCAGGCGCGCCGTCGATGATGCGTGCCATGCGCTTGTCGATGATGTACATGCCAAGTGCCGTCGTGTCGATACCGCCGCGTGGCCCTATGAAGCTTTCGGTGCCACCACCATTGCTGCTGGATGGAAGGCCGCGCCCAGGCTTTCCAACCTCGCGCTGGTCGGTCTCTGCGTCTCCGCCACGATCATAGCGGCACGCGCTCTTTACGATGCGCTCAACCTCGGACTGTTCCAACGGCACATCGCAGCGCGTGATGTTGGCCCCAGCGACGTTGGTAAAGATTTCCTCGTCTGAGCGGCCTATTGCGCGGAGGTGCGCGGCGAACTTGAACAGCGTATCGTCGCGCTTGCCTTTCGGTATCTTGTCTGGAAGGCGAAATTTGCCGTTTGGCTTCTTTAGCTCGTCTTGGCCCCCGTTGCGCTGCACGTAGTCGATGAAGTCATAGACCGCTCCGTCCGCTTCCGCGATGCCCACGTCTCGCGGGTCGGCCCACCACTCGTACAGCTCACCAGATGGGTGGATGGATGGCGGCGGTATGACATACGAGCCATCGGAGCGAATGTCCACGCCCAACTCATGATTTACGCTTGGGTGGATGCCCGTGCGGTCTGTACGATAGAAGAGATGCCTGCCGCCACTGCCGGTGATTGACTCGGCGGTTTCTGGCAGCTCCCCGTTGGCCTTCTCCCACTCGCGCAGGGTTGCCATGCCGTCTTTCTCGTCGGAAACGTCGAGGTCGATTACCAGAAGCCCGTGGCTCGGCATACCGCACACAATGCCGATGTTGCTGGACGGGAACATGCGCCAGCACTGCGCAGCGTTTTCTGGGTCATCCGTCCAGTCTTTCAGGCCGCTTGTCGTAATCGGCTTTTTAGATCGCGTGCCAAGCGGAAAGACCGCGAATCCATGGCCCGCGTACCACACGGCAGCTTTGCCAAGCTCCGTAAGCGTGCTCACGTCCACGGGCGTGCTGGTCGATTCGTCCTTGCTCGCGTCATCCATTGTCATATCTCACCCCCAAAAGCTCGCAGATTCGCCGCGCAGACTGTGATGGACGGCACACCTCGAAGCGGCATCCGTGGTCCTGCTCTAGCCTGCGCATGATTTTCAGCACCGTCTCGCCCTGCATCGGTCGGCTGCGGAACCGCGCGCATCCGCTTGCGTGCGGGTCGCACGATCCATATCGGCTGTTAGCGCAGTTGCGGCACGGTATTGCCGTCCAGCCAGCTATTGCGTCGATGGTCGAGTACGGCCCGCCCACCTCTATGAGCACCACGAGACGGAAGCCCGCCGAATTGGCCCGCTCAATCTCGCGCACGAAACGCGCATGGTCGCGTCCTACATCCATTGCGACCTCAGCGATGGAGCGCTTAGTGTCCACCGATACGTTGGATAGCCCGCTCGCGTCCATGTAGTCACCAAAATCGAGCTTCTTGCGCTGGTAGACCACTCCGTGCGCGTCCCACCAGCCGTGCTTGTTCTCGTGCTTCTTCGCTTGCTGGCGCGTATCCTCGAAGACGCCGCCCACCCACGCCGCTTGGTGGATGGACGGCTTTGCGTTCGTCATGCGTGCCTATCCGCTAGAACGGAATGTCGACGTCGTTGAAAGCGGCCTTCTCTGCCTGCGTGGTCGGCACGTGGGCCTTCTTGGCATCGAGTGTCTTGCGCTCGCGCGTCTTCACAAGGCCGTCGCGCACCTTCTGCGCGTCCACCACCTGCACAACATTGAGCCTGATACCAGTGTCTCCGTCGTTGCGCTCGTACTCCTCTTCCTGAAGATTGATGCCCACGAGTCGGCCACGGAACATATCGAGTCGGCCAGCGTCCCACGCGGCGAAGGCGTCAAAGCCGGGATTGCTCGACTGAATGGCTTCGAGCCTGCCTTTGAGCATGCCGAGCGCGGTGTCCTTGTAACTCATAAAAATGTGGTGGGCGTATGGGTGGGACTTGCCCCAATCGTCGCTGTAATATCCCTTGTGCTCGCCCTCGGCAATGTCGTACACGATCTCAACGTACTGCTTGTCCTCGTGGTCGGTCGCATCAGTGATTACGGCCACGTACGGCCCAGCGGGCAGCTTCTCGAATCCCTCGTCGGTTGAAGCGGTCACACTCGCCCAATTAACCTTGCGCATTTCGTTCCTCCTGAAAAATCGTCCGTACCTTGCTCTCAAAAAGCCTGTCTCGCTTGTCGAAGCAGTGCGAATCATGTGTGAAGGCGCACGCCCATGCGTCGAACGTTCGGTCCGCCGCCACCGACTCATCGCATCCGTCCTCGACCAGTCTCCTGTAGTGCGCGCAGCACTCATCCATGCCGCGCTCCATCGCCCTAGTGCTGGGCATCGTCGCTAGGCTGGATGGTCGGCCAGCCCAAGAATTCGCGCAGCCCCGTGTCAAGCGCAAGAAGGTCATTCGGTATCACATCGTCGGCGAACGCACCGCACGACTTCGCGGGTCCTTTGTTAGCCACGACGAACTGGTGCTTTCCGCCGTTGAGCTCGCACAGAATCACGATGTTGAACATCCCGAGCAGATTTACCTTCTCGTTCAAAAGTTTGCCGACTGTGGCAGGCACGACGTTGCCCATGGCGTCAGTGTCGGTGTGCATCGTGAGGTACACGATCTTCTCGTCGGGCAGATTGTTCAAGAACTCTATGAAACGGTACGTGCGGCCCGCAATCTCCTTGTATACGTCGAACTGATCGCGATACTTCTCGTCGCCCCAGCTCCTGCGCATGTAAATGTCAGTGATGCAATAACCGAAGTCATCCACCACCACCACGGGGAAGTGGTCGGCGTAGACGGAAACGATGTGCTCTAGCTCGCCGAAGTCCTTCGTGCGTGCAAACTTCTTGCCGCCGCGAAAGCTCAGCATGGTCTTCTCGCATTCGACCAGCCCGTACGAGTCCTGCGGCATCGTGCGCAGCGAGTACGTCTTGCCAGACCCGCTCGCACCAAGGATGAGAATCGGCACTGCCATCATTCGTCACCTCCATCGGTGAGCAGCGCCCGCGTGATGGATGGCAGCTCGCGCCCAGCGGCTTCGTAGACCTTTTGCGGGTCGACGCGCACTGTGGTGCTCTTCACGTAGCTGGACCCGGAACCGCTGGTATAGCGCGCGATTTCGCATCCGTCTGGCATCTCGCCGGTCTTGGTGAAGTAATACTGGGCGAAGTCGCGCAACGTCTCGAATGCGTCCATGGTCCCGTACATCACGTAGTCGGCGAAATACTCGGCGTCCACATCCACGCACCACTCTTCGAGCTTGTCCACATCCACTAGCTCGAAAACGTCGTGATCAACGAACGGGTCATCCTTCACGATGGCACTGATAGTGCCGACCTTCTTGCCGCCGATGCGAATGTCCTGCGACTTCGTGCCATCTTGCTCGTAGCTCTCGCGGAGCTTCGCATCGACGCGCCCACGTAAATTGTGCTTGTCTCCCGTGGACACCGCCTTTGCGATGACCTTGTACAGCGCTTGGAGTATGGCCAGCTTGGCCTTGTCATCCATCTCCATCTGCTCGTGGTCTTCCATGTCTTATCTCCTTTCCGTCCATCTCCGAATCCTGCTCAGCGGCACGTGCAGGACGCTCGCCACCACGTCAAGCGGCACGCCGCGCCCGCACATCATCACCGCCGCAGCCCTGCAAATCTCGTCCACCCTTCTCGCTTCCTTCCGAGCTTCGCCGTCGCTTCGCCATTCCGCGCTACTAACCGCATCGCTCCGCCTTAGCGAGTCTGTGCCGTGCTACTCCGATGCTTTTCGACGATTGTCCTGGCTATGCTTCGCCATTTCAGCGCTACGCAATCCCCTTGCTCTTCCGTGTTTCGCGTTGCCCTTGCGCGGCCGATCGGTGCCATTCCGCAGCGCTTCACGTCACGGCAGGGCCCTGCTCATCTCTTGCTAATCTCGGCCATTCCATGCCACGCTCATCCAAAGCGCGTCTAATCCTCGGCTCGCATATCTTTTCCGCGGCTAGTCTCTGCTGTTCCACGGCTGATCTTCTCTAAGCGATTCCTAAGCTAAGCTTTTCCGAAGCGCTTCTCCGCGTGTCTAACGCTTATCCATGCTGCCCATTTCTTTTGCGCGTCATAGCTCCTCGATGCCGATGCTGAGTAACGCCTTTCAACTCCTTCGCGTAGGCGCAGCAGTGCAGCTCCGTCGACTGTCGTATCAATGCCCTTGCTTCTCTATGCACTTGCTTTTTTGCGCCGCGCTTTTCTGCGCCTTTGCACGTCCTTTGGCCGCTAATCCCACGCAGTGCAGGGCATATCCCAGCAATGCCAAAGCCTTTCTTCGCTCCGCCATCGCCAATCGCTGCCGTTCTTCTCCATCGCAGAGCACAGTCTTGCCGCTGCTGAGCGCATCTGTTCCGCAGCTTATCGCGTCACTTCGCATCTGTTCCGCCGCGGCTCGGAGCTATTCGAAGCCATTGCGCGTCTGCTCGATGCACATCGATGAAATTCCTCGGCCATTCGCGCCACTGCCATTCTGCTGCTGCTCTTTGCTATCCTCAGCGCATCAATCGCACATCTATGCGGGACGAATCGTTTCAGTCGCTGAGCTGCGCTCTGCTTTGCTCCTCCACTGCCGAGCGATTCTGTGCAATGCCGCTGCCGTTATGCGCCATTCCGCTGCCTATGCGCTGTAGCTCTTCGCGGGCTTGATGACCTCCCACGTGAACGTCCCCTTGCCCGAGTTGCGCCACTGGCACAGCCCGCGCAGACGTCCGTAGCTCAGGCACTCCTTGATCATCGGCAGCAGCGTCTTGTCCAGCAGGATGATTCCGAATTCGAGGTGGCTTCCAGCGGGAACCGTCTCGCTCGATGCGAGGGCCACGCGCTCTCCCATGGGAGTGGATGCGCGCAGGGGTCGCTCGCACGTGGGGCCGACGTGTGCTGGCGTACCGTCCTCGGCCAGCCACGGGATACGGCGCTGGTCGATAAAGATAAGGCCGTCGATGGCCTGCTTATAGGCACGCACCTTTGCGCACTCGCTCCCGCGAACCTTCTTCATCATCTTTGCGGCATCTTTAAAGAAGCCCTTGATTTGGTAGTCGTACAGGAATGGCACGTCACTATCGTCACCCACGGTCATGCGCGGGAAGACGGTACGGCCCTTCTCGTCCACGGCCTGCACGCCGAGCGCCGCGACCTCCTCCTCCGTGCTCTTAGCATCTGGGGCTTTTGATGCGATGTAGTCGCGGTGAAGCTCCTTGTTCGCGGAGCTGGTGCCCAGTGCTTCCTCCGTGATCGTAAGGCGCACGCGGAGCTTGAGCGCCCCGATGCCGTCCTGCTCGGTCTCGTCCTTCTTGGTGGTCTTTGCTGCCGTCATCGTAATGTCCTCCATGTCTTAATGTCTGTCCTTGCGCCTTTCCGCGCCGCTAGTGTCCGCCCAGCGCAGCGATGCGGTCTGGCCCGTCGCTCAGCCCGACCAGTGCCATCGCGACGAACATGAGCGCGAGGAAGATTGCAAAGCTGATGTATGGGTGCCTGTCCACCCACTCGTTCACGACCATGCCCAGCGTGGCCCTGCGCGCATAGTGCCTGTACGTCATTCCGTGCCCTCCCTAATCCAGTCATCCACTGCCGCCACTGGTATGCGGATACCGCGCTCCTGACCGTGCGGTCGGAAGGCCGCGAGCCTGCCCGCGCGAATCTCCTTGTAAATGGTCGAGCGACATACGCCTGTGTACTTGACCGTCTCGGCCACCGAGTACGTCATGCGCGGTGGGAGTCCAGCGGCCACCGCCATGTCGAGCGCCTTCGTCTCCATGTCTCGCCCCTGTCTTTGCGAATCAGCCCCCTGCGTGACGCCGACGCCGTGAGACGCGACATCATCATGTGCGTGGAAAGGAGGGAGTTTTGGTGCATCAAGCGTAGGAAGTGCGTTTTGACGCCGACGCCACGCGGGAAGCTGACTCGCGTATGTGCTGGTATAAGTGCTAAAATGGATGGAAGGCCGCACATCTGTGGCGGTCCTCCATGTCTTGCCCCGCCAGTCCTGTCCACTGACGGGGCTTGCTTGTGACTAGACTAGGCAGGAAGACGCATCTGCCGCTGATGCGTGATGCGCTTAAAGAAGAACGTAGCTCCCTTTGGTGTGATCATGGGCGTGAAGCTCGTGAAGACCTTGCCGTCGTGGTCGACAAACGTGTTGTCGTGCAGGTAAAACAAACCCTGCTCGATGGTCTTCTGTGTTGGGCGGTTGCGATGCACGCCGCGCTTGCCCATGTAGCCGTTGTCGCGGAACCACGTGAACAAGCGATTCTGGCCCATGTGGATGCCCGCTTGCCTGAGCGCCTTGGAGAAGTCCGCGACGCTCATCTTGCCGTCCGAGTCACCCACGGCATCGTAGAAAGCTGCCTTTGGCGCAAGCTCGCGTATCGTGTCCCGCTGCGCGGCGATGGTCGAGTCCTTGCGGTCGATAGTCTCTTGCGCGATGAGCAGCGCGCGGGCCATCGTCTCCTGCGGCGTCTCATCCTGACGCGCGACCATGTAACCACCGTCGC